AACTTATGCTATTGGAGTCACAGGCGCTCTAGCTAACCTTAATGCTTTAGGTACAGGAATCGTTGCAAAAACAGGTGTATCCACACTTTCAAATAGAACCATTACAGCAGGCACAGTAGGTTTATCACTCACAAATGGTGATGGCGTATCAGGAGATCCAACTGTAAGTCTTACAGGAGCTCCACTAACCCTAGCTCAAATTGCAGGGTCAGGCATGCTTTCAATAAGTGGTAGCGTTGTTAATCCAAGACAATTAACAGGAACAGTAAATCAAATTACTATAGCCGATGGTACAGGTGCTAGTGGAGATCCTACTTTTAGCATTACTGACAACCCAATATTGCCTGGTACCGCAGGTGTAAAAGTCCCATCAGGTACTACAGGACAAAGACCCGCAGGATTAAATGGTCAAGTTCGATACAACACAACTACTAATGAGTTTGAATTTTATGAAAATAATGTTTGGGTAAGTTACGGCGAAGGTGACGGCTCAGTCACTAGCGTAGCTATGACAGTTCCTACAGGATTGTCTGTATCAGGTTCTCCAATCACAGGAGCAGGAACTTTAGGTGTTACATACGCTTCAGGTTACTCAATACCTACTAATGCAAGCCAAGCTACTTGGGATACAGCATATACATTAGCAACAACAGCAGTTCAGTCAGTTAGTGGTACAACAAGTCAAATTACATCAACAGGAACTACTGCGATTACCTTAGCTCTTGCAAGTAATCCTGTCATACCTGGTACCTCGGCTATTACTGTACCTATTGGAAATACAGCACAACAGGGGTCTGTAGGTGACGGAGCTTTTAGATATAACTCTCAAACACTTCAATTTGAAGGTCGTATTAATGGAACATTTACTCCGTTTGCTGCCGCGGGGATTGGGGTTTTATCCGTAGCAACAGGTACAGGATTGACGGGCGGTCCAATTACATCGACAGGAACTATATCAATTGCAAACACAGGTGTTTCAGCTAATACCTATGGATCACAAAATCAAGTTCCTGTATTTGCTGTCAACGCACAAGGTCAAATTTCCTCTGTTACAAACACAGCAATTAATAGTGTTGCATTAACCACAGGAACAATTTCAACTACCCCATCAAGTGCATCTGACATTGTTAACAAAGCTTACGCTGATAGTATTGCGTCAGGTATTAACTTCCATCAGTCTGTTGTTTATGCAACAACTGTTGATTTAGGTACAGTTATTTACAACAACGGAACTTCAGGTGTTGGAGCAACCCTTACTAAAGATACACCATTTTCAACACTAGCTATTGACGGACATACTTTTGTATCTCCAACAGACATTGGTAAGCGCGTACTTATTAAAGATCAAACCAACAGTGCCTATAACGGTGTTTATACAGTCACTAATGTAGGATCAGGAGCTAGTGCATGGGTGCTTACTCGAGCAACTGACTTTGATTCTACAGGATCAGGGGTTGATCAAATTGACGCAGGTGACTTCTTCTTAGTCACAGCAGGAGCTACACTAGCCAATACATCATGGGTTCAACAAACACCTTTACCTATCACCATAGGTACAACAGCAATTGTATTTACAGAATTTGGCGCTCCTATTACTTATTCAGCAGGAACAGGACTTGATTTAAATGGTACTGTATTTAGCTTAGAAACCCCTGTTACAATAGCAAACGGTGGTACAGGACAAACAAGTGCCAACGCGGCTTTAAATGCACTTTTACCCGCACAAACTAATAATACCTTTTTAAAATCAAACGGAACAAATACAAATTTTGCTTCGTTACCTACTTTTTTACCTATTGTAACTCATGCAGGACCAACTGTACAAATTCCTGTGGCAAATGGATTTTTTACTGTTTTACTCAACAACGGAGTTACCTATGTTAATATTACAGTCTTCTAAGGAATAGATTATGACAGCTTATTACCCATTAGTTTTAGACGGTTCGCAGATTGAAGAGTTGCAAGCAGGAGATACGATTAATGCAACCGTGTCTAATGCGACCAATGCTACCAATATAAGTGGCGGAGCCGCAGGTTCAGTCCCGTACCAAACAGGAGCTACAGCAACTACATTTTTAGCTCTAGGCGCGTCAGGCTCGGTTATTACCGCAGGAGCAACGGCACCACAATATACAGCTCAATCTTCTTTAGCTGTCGGAACTGCAACTAATTTAGCAGGTGGTACAGCAGGCGCACTAGCATATAACTCAGGAGCGGGTGCTACTACATTCTTATCTCTAGGCACATCAACACACATTTTAACCGCAGGGGCTTCTGCCCCACAATATACAGATCCAAGTACAGTGACTGTAGGTACAGCAACAAACGCAACCAACGCAACAAACGCATCTAATGTTGCTATTACAACAGGATCAGCAACCACAAATTACTTAGCTTTTGTAACTGCAACAACAGGCAATTTACCTGTTCTAACGGATACAGACTTAACTTACAACGCAACTACTAACGCTCTTACAAGCGGAATTAGTGGTGGAACTTTTTCTTAAATATGGTAAAATTCACGCTTAAAAGGATTTAATTATGGCACAATCAGGATTCACCCCAATCTCTCTTTACCACAGCACAACCGCTACGGCGCAACCGCTAGCTGCTGATCTTGTTGCGGGCGAATTAGCGCTTAACACGCTTGACGAAAAGTTATACTTTAAAAACAGTGCAGGAACTGTAAAGTTATTAGCTTCTAGCGCAGGAACCACTAATGTATCGTCTATTACCTTTGGATCAACAGGATTAACCCCAAGCACAGCAACCACAGGTGCAGTAACAGTAGCAGGTACTTTAGCTATTGCTAACGGCGGTACAGGTTCTACTTCCACTACATACTGTTCACTGACAACTAACGTCACAGGTACTTTGCCTATCGCTAATGGTGGCACAGGATCAGCTTCAACTACTTACTGTAGTCTTACCACTAACGTTACAGGCACACTTCCTGTAGCTAACGGCGGAACAGGTGCTACAACACAAACAGCTTACGCTGTTCTTTGTGGTGGTACAACATCAACAGGCGCTTATCAATCCATTGCTTCCGTAGGCACAGCAGGTCAAATATTAACATCAAACGGCGCAGGTGCATTACCAACATTCCAAGCGGCAGGTGGCGGATTTGCTTCAGGAACTGTGATGTTGTTTGCACAAACAGCGGCTCCTACAGGTTGGACAAAAAATACAACAACAGGTGATAACAGTGCATTGCGTGTTGTAACAGGAACAGCATCCACAGGCGGTTCTCAAGGCTTTACAACAGCATTTGCATCACAAACACCAACAGGTTCTGTAACTATTAGTTCTGTGTCAGGTAGCGCAGGTGCAACAACATTGACGACTCCACAAATTCCAAGCCACTCACATCCAATAAACGTATTTGTGGGAGGAAGCCAAAATCCATCGAATACAATCGCAGGTACAAACCCTGCAGTTCCACTCCAAGGAACACAAGCATCTAATGCTACAGGTGGTGGCGGTGACCATACTCACCCATTCTCATTTAGCTCAGGTTCAGGCACATTCTCAGGTAACGCTATTAATCTAGCTGTGCAGTATATAGACGTAATTAGAGCAACCGCTAACTAATCATGCAATTAAAAAATGGAACTTTTTGCCCGTTAATTAAAAAAGATTGTATTGGTTTACAATGTGCTTGGTTTACTAGAGTACAAGGATATGACACTAATACAGGAAATCAAGTAGATGAATATCAATGTGCAATTGCTTGGATGCCTATGTTGCTCATTGAAAATTCAGGTCAACAAAGACAAACAGGAGCGGCTGTTGAATCGTTCCGAAATGAAATGGTTAAAGCTAATGAAAATAGCCAACAATTATTATTAAAAACCGCAAAAATTGCCTATCCTTCTATAGATAGCAATCAACCAAAATTAATTGAGGAGTAAAAAATGTTATTAACAATTATACCTGTAGATGGAAATGTAAAAAAAGATGGGATTGGATATATAGGCCTTGATTTATCATCTTGTGCAATTCCTTCTAATGTAAGGGCTTTACAATGGCAAGAAACATTAGGTTGGCTAGAGTTTTGGGATAAACAAAATGAAGACATTACAGAATTACCAAGTTGGGTAAATTGTTGCTTAACAAAATGGGATGAAGCAAATAACCTTCCTCCTTATATTCCAACAGCAGAAGATAATAAACAAACTGCTATTTTATTACTTCAACAAACTGATTGGACGCAAATTCCAAGCGTTAGCGATCCTGCTCTAAGCAACCCTTATCTTGCAAATAAAAACGCTTTTGATATTTATAGAAATGATGTTAGACAATATGCACTTAATCCTGTATCAGGGAATATTAATTGGCCTACAAAACCTGAAGAAGTTTGGACAACAGTATAAAAAGTGAGTTTAAAAAAGCAATTAATAGACAATAATTATTTATTTATTGATAATTTTATAACTGAAGAAAAAGCAAAAGAGCTATATAAGTGGTTTAAAAACGAAGCCAACGCAAACCCACAAGCATTTGCTTATGATTCGCAATGTCCTAAGTCTTTAGCAATGTATGACTTTAGGTGGTTTGTAGAACTTCTTATAGACAAAATACCTTTTATGTCTGAAGTTTTAGAAGAGCCTATGTTTCCAACCTATAGCTATGCTCGTATTTACGCAAATCAAGAAGTTTTAAAAAAACATAAAGATAGACACGCTTGTGAAGTAAGTGTAACACTACATTTAGATAGTGATGGAATAGAATGGCCAATATGGTTTACTAAGCCTAACGGTGAACAAGTTTCATATAGTTTAAAATCAGGGCAAGCTGTTATTTATTTAGGTATGATTTCAGAGCATTGGCGAGATGCGTTTCAAGGCCAAGAATATGGTCAAGTATTTTTACACTATGTACGCGGTCGTGGTGAAAATTGGATGTGTTATTTTGATAAATTTAAAAAATAACTATGCAACATAATAAACTAGAAGATTACATTTATATAGTCAAAAATGCATTAAGTTTAAATTTGTGTGATGAAGTATTAAATGAATTTAAAAATATTGATGAGTGGCAAGATACTATTGTTGGATCAGGAAAGGTAGAAAAAGACATAAGAAACTGTGAAACTATAGTTATATCTTTCCCACAGGTAATTCAAAAAAATAGCGAAGTAAGACATAAATTAGATAATGCAATATTTGACGGTGCTTCCAAATGTATACAAGAATATAATGTTAAATTTCGTCATTGTAGAATTGAAGAAGATAGTGGATATGAATTACTAAAATATCCTAAAGGTTGTTTTTATACAGAGCATGTAGATTCATTTAAAGCTAGACCGCGCGCTGTGTCTTGTTCATTTATATTAAATGATGATTTTGAAGGTGGCGAGTTTGCATTTTTTGATAGAGAATTAAAATATAAATTAAGCAAAGGTGATGCAATAATGTTCCCATCTAATTTTATGTACCCTCATGAAATAATGCCTGTGACACAAGGCACAAGATATTCAATAATTACATGGTTTATATAAATGATTATTATTTTAGATGATATTTTAAATAGTGATGAATGCAATAACTTAATAGAAATTTATCAAAAAAATAAACAACATGCACATACACATGGTAACCCTGTAATTTACCCGCTTAACATAGATAATATTGTAGATGATAAAAATAATGCATCAAAAATTTCTAATAAAATTGAACAAACATCAAAAAAATATTTTGATTTAAATATTATAGATTGGTGTGAAATAGTTAGATGGCCTTGTAATAGTTGGCAACCATATCATCTTGATAAAGCATCTGAAAAAACATCTTTAACATCAATAACATATTTAAACGAAAATTTTGATGGCGGATGCACTATTATGCATGACGGGACAAAAGTTAAACCAAAAACAGGAAGAACTGTAATTTTTGACGGAAATAAATATATTCATGGTGTTGAGCCGATACTAAAAGGCGAAAGATACACATTACCAATTTGGTATAAAAGTTTATAAAAACAAGGAGAGTAAAAATGGCAGATATTAAATTAGAGTTAACAATTGACGAAACTAATCAAGTATTAGCAGGGCTAGGTGAATTACCAAGCAAGACAGGTGCATGGAATCTAGTTGTAAAAATTCATCAACAAGCACAACCTCAGTTACCAAAACCTGAGGAAAACAAAGAGGGCGAGGAAGTAAAGCTCACCTAAAACTATCAGGGGATTTGATGGACATGGATAAGGTTGAACAAGTTGATTCGCGGTTAAGCACGCATGAAGAAGTTTGTGCTTTAAGATATGAAGCCATAGGTGCAAGACTAAAAAGGTTAGAAAGCATTTTAATGGCGTCTGCGGGTGCCATTATTCTTTTGTTGCTTAGCATAGTTTTAAAATGAAAAAGATTATTTCTTTATTGTTGTTCATTAGTTTAATGGGATGCACATTGCATACATGGGCAGAGACAACTACTATTAACCAAAAAGGTATGCCTGTACCAAGCGCTATGGCACCTAGTATGTCTGCATTCTCACAAGATGTATGTGCAGTACCTATTAGCGCAGCGGGTAATTTAGGTTTTATATCTTTATCAGGCGGTACTGTTTTACTTGATGAGAACTGCGTCAAGATTAAGCTCGCCAAAACACTAAACGATTTAGGACTTAAAGTGGCTGCTGTGTCAGTCTTATGCCAAGATCCTAAAGTATGGGATGCTATGGAAATGAGTGGTTCACCTTGCCCTATGGGTGGTGCTGTAGGTTATACCGCTAAAAAAGCTTGGTATGAAAAAGATCCTGAAAAGTTTAAAAAATTGTATGGTCAGAATTACATTCTTCCTATTCCTCCTAATACTAAGGAGTAACGCTTATGCTTGGTCTTGCAATTTCCAAAATACAGAAGATGGGTGGTATCTTCAGGGATCTATGGTTTGCAATGGTATTGACCCTCAAGAAGCTTTACAACAACATTACTGCGGTTGGTACAGATCTAATGACCCATATTGCTCAATCTACCAAGTTCCTACTTGCCAAGATCAAGTTGAGTATAGGACTTTGTCGTGCTCGATTCATTATAGTGGAGCTGTTAATCAGAGCAGGTCTTTTGCTTGTGCTACGAACGTTTGGTCAGATTGGTACACTACTAGCGACAATTGCGTGCAAGATCCGCCAACATGTATTGAGTCTACTGAAACAAGGCAGTTAGCATGCTCAAGTGGATTCGAGGGATTGTCACAAGAACAAAGAACTTCGATCTGCTCGGATCCGTATGGTTCTCCAACTTGGACGTCATGGTTGGAAATATACAATACTTGCAAGATGACGATAAACAATGCAAACAATATAGCAAGCCCTTTGAGTCCAATAAGTCCGTTGAATCCAAACAGTGTGATCAACCAAGTCACTACTGCACCAATCATTCAACCCGAACTTGTAATTGTACAGGACATGACTGCATTGACAACGACAGTAGAAACGCCGACTACTTCGGTAGCTACAGTAACGAGCTCTCAAGCCACAACAGAAAAACAAAGTACTACGACGACATCGGGTACAGATAAAAAAGAAGATATTAAAGCTATTGTTGTACCCAAGGGAAAAGATTTAGTGCCAGGTTTTGGAATTGTGTTGTCTATGCAACTTCTAAATTCAGGTTATAACATGCAACAACAACAAATTCAGGAATCAATTAAACTTATACAGGAACAAGATTATGAGCGACAACAAAACATATTCATTGACTTTATCGTCTCAAATGATTCTAGGGATTATCTTATCCGTGCTAGTGCCAATAGGTGGCGCAGTATATTACGGGATAACCCTCTTCAACGATTTGACAGGGACGATTGAGGAAGTAAAAAAGATGTCTAGTGTTGAGACTAGAATCGTTGTATTAGAAGATAGAAGCAGAACAACAGAGCGTCAATTAGTAGATGTCATGATGTCTAACAATCGCGCATTAGAAAAAGCAAACGAAGCTTATGGCAAAGCTATTGAAGCCAACAGCGTTGCTAAATCATCACAAGATAAAATTACAGACACCGTAGCTAACGTAAAAGATGAAATGAAGCAATTACGCAAAGCTATGATTAACCCACTAGGAAACTAATATGCTATCAATACTTTCAGGATTACTCGGTATATTCTCATCAGGATTACCTAACTTACTTTCATTTTTTCAAAACAAATCGGATCAAAAGCATGAGCAAACCATGGCAAAACTTGCTATGGATCAACAGATTTTAATGGCTGAAAAGGGCTTTAAATCTCAAGAGCGCATTGAAGAAATAAAGCTTCAAGAAGTAGAGGCTGAGACTTACGCTCAAGAAAGAACAGCTTTGTATGATCACGACAAAACTCTTATGGAGAAAGCTTCACAGCCTGTCGTAGATTTAAACGCAAAAGTACGTCCTTATGTCGCATTTACTTTTGTAGGTTTATTAGTGTTTACTGACGTAGCGGGCTTGGCTTGGGCTATATGGACAGGTGTTGACTTTGCATTGGCGATGAGTGAGGTATTTTCAGACCAAGAGATGGCCATCGTTTCTAGCATAATTGGCTTTTATTTTGGGTCTCGTCAATGGGAAAAGCATAGCGGTAAATGAAGGTTTCTAACGAAGCTTTAAGAATGATCAAGCACCACGAAGGTGTAAGATTAAGGCCATACCAAGACCCTATCGGACTGTGGACAGTGGGCGTGGGTCATTTGATTGGGAACGGTAAATCTCTTCCCACAGAATGGAATAGATCGTTTACAATCCAAGAAATTGATCAAATATTAAGACAAGATTTAGCGAGGTTTGAAAAGGGTGTCACACGATTATGTCCTGTTCCTCTTACACAAGGTCAATTTGATAGCTTGTGTAGTTTTGCTTTTAATTGTGGTCTTGGGAGACTACAGTCTTCGACCCTCCGTCAGAAGGTTTTGCGCGGAGATATTAAAGGCGCCGCTAACGAGTTTCTTAAATATACGAGAGCGGGTGGAAAAGTTTTTAAAGGGTTAGTAACGCGTCGAAATGACGAACGTGCTTTATTTTTAAAGGGTATAGAATGACAACAGCAGTAGCAATGACATATGATAGCTTGGTTGAAAACATTCAATCATACCTAGAGCGTACAGACACAGCTACGCTAGAAAAGATACCTCTTTTTATTATGTTAGCAGAGCAAGTTATTGCGTCTGAAATTAAGTTCTTAGGCAACTTAAATGTTGCTAATTCTACTTTTGTAACAGGTGCAAATACCATTCAAAAGCCTGCTCGTTGGCACAAGACTGTGTCTATGAACATTACTGTAGCAGGCGAACGTCAACCTGTTCTATTACGCAAATATGAATATCTAAGAGAGTATTGGCCTGATGACACACAAACAGGCGTACCTAAGTTCTATTGTGATTACAACTACGATAATTGGTTAGTTGCTCCTACACCCGCATCAACCTATAACTTTGAAGTCTTGTATTACGAACGCGTACAGCCACTAGACTCTACTAACCAAACTAATTGGTTCACTATATATGCACCACAAGCAATGCTTTATGGCTCATTACTACAAGCTATGCCATTCCTTAAAAATGATGAGCGTCTTCCTATGTGGCAAGCACAATACCAAGCTATTATGAATACGCTTAAAACAGAAAACACTCAACGAATTGGAGACAGACAGGCAACTGTTCTTGATACATAAACATGACTACATATACCTCACCCTTTGCAGGGGACGTTGTTTTACCCACCGATGTAAGTTACGCATCGTATTCAATCTCTGCTGACCTAACGCTTGTATGGCCTGTTAATGGAAACATATCGACAAGTGTAGCGGCTCGTATTATGGACATCACACCATCAACAAGTGGTTTGTCTGTATTCATGCCTCCTGCAAATCAAGTATCAGTAGGTCAAGACGCATTTATTAAGAACCCAAGTGCTTTTACGTTAACTATTAAAAGCTCAACAGGAGCAACCTTAGGTACACTTACCGCAGGTGCTACAAGATACTTTTATTTAACTAATAACTCTACTGCTTCAGGTACATGGTCAAACATTGCTCTAGGTATTGGTACTTCAACTCCTGACGCAACAACATTAGCAGGTCTTGGTTTAAAAGCTATTGGAGCAACTCTTAATCAAGCTTCTCCAACATCCTCTGTGACTGCGGGGTATACATTTACATCAACTGATAGAGCTCAAACAAAGGTTTGGGGTGGAGGAACAGGAAGCGTAACTTTACCTGTTGCAAGTACTATTGGTGATGATTGGTTCTTCTTCTTTAAGAATAATGGTACAGGCACAGTCACTATAAACGCGCAAGGTTCAGATACAATTGATTTATCTTCATCAAAAGAATTTCAACCAAATGAATCCGCAATGATTGTATGCACAGGTTCTGTATTTGTAACTGTAGGTTATGGGGTAAGTAATCAATTCTTATTCCAATCAATTACAAAAGAAGTTACATCAGGATCATATGCACTTTCAACATCGGAAGCATCTTCTTTAATTCAAGAATATGTAGGCACTCTATCAGGTTCGGTGACTATTACCTATCCTCCTGTAGTTGCGTTCTATATTGTAAGCAATCAAACTACATCGGGTGGTAATACACTTACAATTACAACAGGCGTAGGTGGTGGAGCAAACGCAACAGTAGCGTCAGGTAATCAAGCTACATTAATCAGTGACGGTGTTAACTTTTACAACGCAAACACTGTACAAGCAGGTGCTTCTGTGAGTTCTTTAGCTAATGGTAGCGCGGCTAACCCATCATTAAGCTTTGCATCAGAAGCTAATACAGGTATTTATAGAGCAGGTACAGGATCATTTAATATATCAATTCTAGGAACAGACAGAGCTGAAGTAAATGCTTCAGGATTAGAGGTCACAGGCACAGGAACTTTTAGCGGAGGGGTTCTTGGGGGAATCTTCTAATGACAAAGAAGGTTTTTGCTCTTGATACCCAACCTGGTATTCAGCGTGACGGTACGGTGTTTGATCGTTCTGTTTATACTGACGGTCAGTGGGTAAGATTTCAACGCGGTCGTCCTAGAAAGATATTAGGCTATCGAGAAATTACAGGTAACATGGCAGGTCCTTCTCGAGGCTTATATTTAGATCCACAAGGCTTATTTAATGTAATTTTTAATGGATATAACAATGGCATTCAATCGTTACCAATCAATAATCTTGGCATTGGTACAGGTATCACTGATTTTACTCTTTCAGACTTCACCCCAAATGACGCTAACCTTTGGCAATTTGATTCAGAATTTGATGCTTCGGGTAGCGGTTATCAAACACTTCTTGCGCACCCTGGTTTAAATTTAAACGATATAGCAAACGAAACTAACACCCCTGTATTAGGGGGTGATATTACAGGTACATCCATGTCAGCAATTGGCGTATTTACAGCGGTGGGTGCTACTACAAACGGTTTGCCAACAGTCACATTATCTGCAACTAATTTACTTATCGGCGCAGGTCAGTTAGTTACAGGTACAGGTATTCCCGCAAGCACAACAGTCGTATCTATTGTAGGTACAACTCTTACTTTATCTAACAACGCCACCGCAACCAATGCAAGCACAACACTCACTTTTGATAATCAAGTTGATGTTTCAGGTGGTGTAGTTGTTTTACATCCATATACATTTGTATACGGTAACAACGGACTTATTAGAAACAACAGCGCAGGTAATGTGAGTGATTGGGTATCCGCAGATTCTAATCAAACTAACGTAGCTGCTACAAAAATTGTAAAAGGTCTTCCATTACGAGGTGGCTCTAATTCACCATCAGGACTATTTTGGTCACTTGATTCTTTAATTAGAGTGAGCTACGCGCCTACTAACATAGGTATTCCAAACAGTGGTGATTTTGGTGAAACGCTTTTTTGGCGTTATGACATCATCTCATCACAAACATCTATCATGTCGTCACAGTCAGTGATTGAATATGACGGTGTTTACTATTGGTGTGGTGTTGATAGGTTCTTGCTATATAACGGTGTTGTTAAAGAAATCCCAAACAGCATGAATCAAAACTATTTTTTTGATAATTTAAATTACGCACAAAGACAAAAGGTTTACGCAACTAAAGTTTCTCGTTTTGGTGAGGTATGGTGGTTCTATCCAAGAGGTAATTCAGAAGAATGTAATGATGCAATCATTTATAACATCCGCGAAAACTGTTGGTATGATGCAGGCTTATCAACAGGATCACGAAGATCAGCAGGTTATTTCTCTCAAGTATTTCCTTACCCTATTAACATGGATTGGGACATTAATACCGAAGGATACATTACATCCAATCCTACTATTTCAAATGCAGGATCAGGTTATACAAACGGAACATACACTAATGTTGCATTGACAGGTAGCGCTACAGGTACAGGTGCTACAGCTAATGTTGTTGTATCAGGTAATGTTGTAACCTCTGTTGCTATGTTTAATCATGGTTCAGGTTATCTAGCTAATGATATATTGACACAAGAGATTGCTATAGTTACAGGCAGCGTAAGTGGTACTGTTATGACAGTCACCGCAATAACTTCAGGTACGCTTTATGTAGGTCAATATGTGACAGGATCAGGCATTACAGGAGGAACTAGAATTTCAGCATTTAGCTCAGGTAATGGTGGTGTAGGTACTTATATTGTAGACACAGTATCATCATCTACAGGAAGTATTACTATCACTGCACAGTTTATTCCCGCAGGCTCAAATTTTGAGCTTAACCTAGCAAGTTCTGACATACAGACAACTGTTAGCTTATATCAACATGAATTAGGTACAGACTCTATTGTCTCTAACACCCCTGTTGCTATATCAAGCTACTTTGAAACAAATAACTTAGGTTGGGTTCAAGGTGGACCTGCTCAACAATCAGCC